CTCCTTAAAAATAGCATCAACAGCATCCTTCATCTTAGGGGATAGTTTTTTGTATTCCCTAGATGACTTATGTTCGTCCTTTTCTGGCAGTTCTTTTGCGAACTTAGAAAAAGGTTTACTCACTATCTTCTACCTCTGGTACATGATGAGTCACGAAAGTTTTCGCAACTTCTTGTCTCTTAGTTTCTAATGCGTCACCAACTTTGGCCGCAAGTGCATTGTTGAAGTGTGTTTCTGCTGAGAGATTATCACCATCTCCAATAGCATTAACAAAATCTTTTACTGCATCCATCATTTATCTCCTTTTGTGGGGTCATTGTGTGCGAACATACCATCGTCTGCTCCCAAATCATCGCCTCCACCTTCATCTTTCATTTGATTTTCAACTTCTTCAATTTCTTCATCACTCATACGAAGAACATTTTTGCGTACATATTCTTTAGAGAAGTAAGTACCCACATAACTTTCAATTTGACCCAACATATCCAAGCGGTTCTGTAGAATTTCTGCATTCTTCAGTTCTGTGAAATGTCCGTCTTGCATAAAGTCAAACTGAATATGTTCCTTGAATGTATCCCATTCTTCAGCAGCAATTACGCCTTTGAGGATGAGTTGTGTTTTGAGCATATCAAGAAACAGAATAGTAAACTTCTTACGAATCTTTTGTACAAATTTAGTAAACTTCAGTTCATCTCTTGTAATGTTATCAGAACGTCCGATAGAGAACTGTGATTCTGATTCCAATCTAGAGATTGGTACATTGAGTGAACGGTAAAGTTTTTTCTGGAAGTACTGAATATCATCAATTTCGCCAAGGTTTGAACCGCCAGGCAAAGTTGTGATTTCTGTACCTCTACCACCTTCTCTACGAGGTAGCCAAAAATCTTCCAACATTGACATATGATTTCTATCGTCACGAATTTCGCCAGTTCGTGCATCATACACCAACTTGTTACGATAACGATTCATCACATCTTTGAGGTATGCCTCTGCCTTTACTTTTGGCAAGTTACCCACATCAATATAGAAGATACGTCTTTCAGGCGCACGAGAGATACGATAGATAACCAATGCATCTTCAATCATACGCAACTGATTTACAGGTTTGATTGCTTTATGCAGATACGAAAGGACTGTGCCTTTATGCATATCTACAAGTCCAGAAGGACAATATGTAATAGAGTCAGATGCAATACGAACACCAGTAGATGTTCCTGTGTTTTGTTCCCAACCCTTATCATTGTAAAGATAAAAGTTTTCAATACCCTTTGCAACTTCCATGCCAGTTTTAGGGTCTTGTTCGTTTCTTACTTCTCTTACCTTTTTAATTTTACGAGGATCAATGTAACGCACCTCTTGAATGCCCTTGCGAGGCGATTTCTTATCAATAATTTTATGATAATAAATGCGTCCATCTACATACCAACGTCTGAAGATGTCATGTCCTTTTGCACTAAAATCGAGTAGACGCAATACTTCATCAAACTCTTCACGCATTTTTTGTTTGATGTTTGGTGATACGTCTAGTCTGTCTAGGGATAGAGCTACCGATTGGTCTCTTTCATCAGAGACAATCGACTCATTTGAAATATCTTCAATTGCACTGTCACACTCTGGTTGTTGTGCAATGTCACGATATCGTCTAATTAAATCTATTTCATTTCTATCACGGCCGTCCATATCAAGGACAGATGCATAGTGTCCACCGCCTGATACTACTTCAAGGGTGCCGTCATCAGTAGAGGGAGCAGTGAATCCATCCCTGCTCCCACCTTTATCTGAACGTGTGATCGAGAAACCAAAAAGTTCCGCCATACTATAATACTCCTAATTTTACTAAACTATTTAGTAAGTCTGTAAAACTAGTTATACACCAGCATTAAATGACGTATAACGCCAAGTAATCTCAAAGGTTTCTACTTCATTTACTGTGTCCATGTTCAAGTCAATCGCACTGATTGCTGTAGGCCAACAACTAGTCAAGACATACTGTTTTAGAACTCTATTGTCTCTGTCAAGTTGTTGCACCACCATATCAGCAGTATACAGACTTACGTTTGCAACACCAGTGTTTGTCTGAAGGTCGTTAATACCATTCATCCATCTTTCCATACCGTTTCTTACAGCGAAGTCGGTATCGTTAAGCACTGTTGTAGTCCATGTTTCAAACTCTCTGTCACCAGCAAGATACAATTGGCGTCCTCTAAACTGAATAGGGATTTCAGCAATTGTCTGCCCTGGCAGAGATGCAGTTCTAATCATAAACTGTGCAGTTGCACTAGTTAGTCCAGTTGCGATACCTGATGGGGTGTTTAGAATAACACGAAATTGGTTTGCTCTTGCACCACCACCAGCGATATTTGCTTTAAATTGATCTATTGTAGCCATGATTAACCTCCTACCTCACTAAACTCAACCCCTGTTCTTACAGCGATAAAGTTAAGTGTAATAAAGTTAATGGAACGAGCAGGCTTGATGAAGATGTCACCAATAAACTCGTTACGGTCAATCACCTCACCAGTATTGTTACTTTCGTCACAAACTACTGAGAAGTCCGTAATACCTCTACGTCCTTGCACATCTCTCAAGAAAGGTTCTACCAAGTTCTTAAACTGTGCTCTTGTGAACTCATCGTTGAACTCAAAGAGTTGGAACTTAGCAGCGGTTGCGATTGCCTTTTCAAGTACCAAGAACAATCTACGAACATTAATTCTATCGAATGCAGAAGGTCTTGAAAGTGCAGTCTTATCACCGAAGAGAAGTGTACCTTCACCTGGCTCTGAAATAACAGGGTTAATTCTAGCAGGATAGATTTCATCTCTCTGTGCCTTATTTGGATTGTATGCAAGTTTAACTGCACCACGAATTTGTCCTCTGTTGAAACCAGCAGGGGAGAACCATGCGTCAGCAACTTGGTCTGTGTTTGCACAAAGTCCAGCAACATCACCGTTCAATGGAACGAAGCGATACACATCAGCGTACTTGTCGTACATATACTTGTATCCACTATCGAATACTGCATATGAAGAACTTGCAAGTTGATCGAAGAATGTAATCACATTTGCTGTTTGTGTGATTGATGAAGGAATACTCACGACATCTGCTCTACGAGGTGAAATGAAACCAACGCAATCTTTTCTTGCCTCACAGAGGTCAATGATTTTGGTTGCGTGTGCTACACCATCTGCACCAGCAGGACAAGTTCCTGCCATCACAAGATTAATGTCAACAGTTGCAGTATCAGCAAACAGATCGTATGCAAGTGCAAGTTCACCAACTGAAGGTGCAGCAGCGGTTGTACCGTTACTACCACCAGAAAGTGTACTTAGGACAACACCAGCTTTACCAGCAGTAGGTGTATATGCACTACCACTAGTAAGTGTTGTACCAGCTTCAGCTGAGATTGAACTGTCGTGGTTCATCCAACGAATGTGTTGTGATTTAACATTAACCACATTCACATAATAGTTAGTGTTACCTTGTGGTGTTTTTGCCTCACCAATTTGTGACACAAAAGGGAATACCTCAATAACACCATCACCTCTACTACCAGCCAAGTCTGAGTCTGAACCAGTAATACCACCATCTCTGTCATACACTACAATGTGCATTTCATCAGCAGTAAGGTTTTTGTCAGCAGCATAAACTGATGTGCCAGGCGCACCGTCTACTTGATCGTAAAATCTCCAACGTCTACGAACATCAGTTCCATCTGCAATAGCAGATTTTAGTCCACCACCATTAGGGTTGTCTAATTGTCTAATTGTCAATGCATCATTAGTGATGGCAGTAATTTCATACTGAGAACCATCTGCTTCTTGGAAGTGTACGATGTCACCTACATTATACTTTGCACCACCAGCACCAGCAGAACCGCCACCAGCGGATACGTTGACAGTAGTTGCACCAGCGGCAGTTGCTCCATCGACTTCACCAGCGCCGGATGTGAATGTTTCTTCAAATGCTGTTGCACTTGTACACATGGAAACACCGATTGAGTTTCCGATTGAGCCAGGAAATCTAGCTGCCCAGTTACCAGCAGATGAACCACCAGCGCCATTGTTAAAGTGATTATCATCGTAATCACTATCGTTAATTATTTTAATTCCTGATCCGTCCGAATCTGCATTAAGCATACCAGCCTTTTCGGCTCGTACTACTCTCAACGCATTACCGTACTGTAGGAAATTGGCAGCGGTAAAAAATGTCTCAAAGTTATTTGAGTCAGGCTTACCAAAGACTTGAATGAGTTGTTCTTCAGAACTGATAGATGTTACCTCACCGACAGGGCCAATATTAAACTGACCTGCTATCGCACCGATTGAGGTAGCAACTGCTGGAACAACATTAGTCAAGTCAATCTCTTTGACGAGGACGCCAGGGGATACTTGAAATGCCATCTTTGTTTCTCCTTTATGGATTCATTATTACAAAAGTTTCCAAACTTACATCAATATTTATAAAAAATCTATTCTACACCAATTTTTTATAGGTTTCTGGCACATAAATAATATCATGTCAGAACATTACCAAAAGTATAAAGAAACCATCAAAAGGGTTTCTCAACGCAACTATAGGGCTCGTAAGATATGGGTGAATGAATATCTTAGAGATAAAGTTTGCAATTATTGTGGGGAGTCTGAAACTGCTTGTCTCCAATTCTTTCCTCACGAGAGGAAAATACGTTCCCTTACTAAAAGAAAGGGTTTGAACGAACAATCTAGAACTGAGGTAAAAGACTATATCAGTAAATCTAAAGTTGTTTGTGCAAACTGTTATCTAAAATTAGAAAACGATATTATTGATATTATGTAGGTTTTTAATGTTTTCTACCAATCAGATTCGTAGGAACGAACAACTGGATTCCATTTTGTTCCATACTCATCTATCATCTGTCCTACATTTTCTTCCTCTAGTCCATTGACTACAAATCCAAATGGAGCCATATCCTGTTCCAGTTGGTGTTGTTGTTCTGCAAACATTCTAGCACGAATGTCATCATCTGTCAACTCTTTAAAATAAGTTTGTTCTACCAACCACGCAAAGAGAACACAACACATTGCCAAGTCATCACTGTGTCCTTCTTCTGCCTCAAAGGATTGTCCTTTTAGAATGAAAGTAGAAAACTCGTTTATTAAGTCATAGTCTGTAATAATTAGTTTATCTGTTTCAATAATCTGTTTTAAATTGGAACATCCTAGCTTCTTTACTGCTTTTGTTGTCCTTACCCCAAGTTGTGCTTTTCCACCGCTGAAACCACCGCCAACGACTTGACCCGCACGCCCACGCATACTTGCCATTATAAGGTTCTCATACTCCAAGTCAAACTGTAGTGCAGTTGCAACTTGTTCACCAATATCATTTACCTCAATAAGCGTATATGCCTCA